GCATCCAAAACCATATGAATATTAGCCGCCAAATATCCTGTGTCAGAATTTGGGGGATTTCCCGCAGCCGATGCTGTGTGAGTGCGGCGTGGGTTATATTTTTGATAGGTTTGCCCACTGCTGCCATGAGATTGAATGCTTTGCTTAGCTGTATTCATCGTATCTTGAGTGCCAGAGGCAATAATTTTTCTTATATTTCTAGCATATCCGGCTTCTACAGACTTGTAATTCGGCTTGCTTATAACTTTTGCCCTTATACTCATGAGGCTACCCCCTCCTCACAATCAAGATCAAGGAACTTGAAACGATTGTCCACATTCAAAACGCCATTGATCGTAAAGGTTCTTGTGGTTTGAACGCCATTGCGGCGATAGGTTTGAACCAAGCGATTGGCGGTTGTTAAATCTGTTCTGTAGCGAACACGCACCGTGCTTCGAAGGGCATCCCTAAGCTTGTCTGCAAATACCGCCTCATTTGAAGATTGCGGGGTTATGCTTGCGAAAACAGTAGCCACCTTTGTCCAAGCAATAGAAGATCCACCGCCTTGATCTGAGGTTCTTGTTGCAGCTTGTAACTCAAGCTTGTTTCGCATATTCCCAATAGACATTTAGCCGATCCCCGCCCTGACCATTCCCTTGTATGGCGTAGAGCTAAAGCGCATTATTTGATACGGCTGCAAAAGCTGCGTGAGAACTTTAGGGGGCTGTGGAGGGGGGAACCTTTCAAAGTCTCCCCTATGCTCATACATGAATGCACAATACTGCATCATGGCGATCCTAATAGGCTCTGGAACATTTTGGGCGGTAGCCCCATAACCAGCGGTGTAGGTGATCTTTATCGCATTAGCCGCCCTTAATTCTGTAGGATAAGAGCCGCCATCCCTTAATACAATGCGGGCTGGTTCCCTTATTGTATCCGCATAATAATTTGTTGCATTCCAAGTAGTTTCAGTATCATCGTCTGCAAAATATTTAATATTAGAAACCGATATTACGGGAGCTAAAGCTAACTCAATATGGTTTTGATAGTTTAAAATATTGGGGCCAGTTTTCCAGCCTTCCCATAAGGGCATATCAACATGAACGAACCCATCCAGCCATTGCTGCATAGTGCGGGTTATAAGTGCCCGCCCAGTATAATTTTCGGCCCATTCCCTAGCCGCAATGATGTAGCTCATTACTAGACTTTCATCTACATCATCATCAAGCCTCAAACTATCCCGCGTTTCTATGACTGTAAGCGGCTCTCTTTCGGGCTGTGTTTCAACTACCAATCCACTCATGTTATATCATCCGTTATTGTAATCCTGATAAAGTCAGAATTGGGAAATGTCTCTATTTGAGAGTCTGGATATGTAACTTCAAACTCAGCTTGAAACGAACCAGTTGCAGTTGTGTCTGATGCAACCCAATTATATTGAACAACGCCAGCCTCAGCGTTAATAATTACAGCAGCGGCATCAACTAATGCAGAAGTTTTACCAAACTTTCGCATATGAAATCGAACCGTAGCATTTGTTAAATCAACAGCTACATCATTACCATTTTTCAATGTGGCCCTAATCGAAGGGGTTGTATCATTTTCTTTAATGTAAAAACTCATCTAAGCGGCCTCATTAGCATCTTTCGAGAGTATAGCAGCATTTGGCGCATCTTGCGATAGGTCTATGCTATTTGCAACTCCAGTAAATTCAAACCTACGTTGACGAACGGCAATCAATGAAACAGTTTGCCCTGTTAATCCAAATGAGCCGAAGCCAACAGTAAAGAATTGACCAATTCCAGCAATTTGACCAGTCAGGTTAAATACACCAGCATTAGCGGGTAGGGTTAGCTCTGGCTCTAGTCTTGCATCATCAGCAGTAAGAACAAAGCTACCAGCCTGTGCATCAAGGACTTTACCTCCAATCAGGGTAGTATCTTGACCCGTTAAGGCAAACGAACCCTGCGCCCCAAGCATGTAATAATTTACATCTAGTGCTGCATCTTCCGCGCCAAATGTAAACGAACCAGCTTCAACAGGCATCGTTGTAGTAAAGTTTACCCCAAAGCCAGACTGGCTATAGTTTGCAAATTCAACTGGGAAGTTTACAGCAAAAGATGCATCAAATCCGTTGATAGCAAAAGACGCAGCATCAACAGGAACATTTACGTTAAAGGTAGCGTCATTTTGAGTAAGTGTATAAGAGCCATTTTCGACGGGAAGGTTTACGTTAAACGATACCGCTTGACCACTAACAGCAAAGTTACCAGTCTCCACGCCAAGAACAACATCTACGTCAGTATCTTGGAAGGTAAGGCTATAACTGCCAGCTTCTGTAATAAAAGCATAATTACGAAGTAAGTCAGAAGTTTGACCACTCAGAGTAAATATGCCAGTTCCCGCTTCAACGATTGTAGTTGGGACTATTGCAACATCTTGACCAGTTAAAGTAAAACTACCAGAACCGTTCTGAATACGGGTGTTGGTATTTGCTGCTTGACCTGTAAGGCTAAGAGAGGCAGTACCAGCGGAAAGAGTTACGCCAAAGACGTTAGCTTGACCTGAGAGGGTAAAGGTTCCCTCAGAAACAGGTAGTGGGTATTCAATACCAAAAGACTGACCCGTTAGTGTAAACTGACCTGTGCCAGAAACCTTGCGGGTGGTATCTGTAATCTGTTGTGGGGATACAATATATGTACCCTGTTGAGCAATTACCTTAGCATCAAGCCTAAAGCCAACGTCTTGACCCGTAACCGCAAATGATCCAGTATCAGCGGGTTTTGTAACAATTAGACCAGCATCTTGAGCCGTGTAGGTAAATATACCAGTGCCGATGATCTCGCTAGTAGAGAAAGTTACATCTTGGCCTGTCGTAACAAAGGAACCCGCATCAGCAACTAGATCGTGAAGCTCAAAGCCTATGTCATCCGCAAGTGCTGTAGAGGCTAATGGTGAAAAGCCAAGCATATTTTGAGATCCTCTATACTTACGTTTTCACTAATAGCTTTGTAGCAGATATTGCAGTGCCAGCCAACACACTTGGGTTTCCTGCTGTAGTGCCTATCGTGCCATCTATCTGCACAAAGTATTGTTGACCAGCAATAAGGCCGATCTGGTTGTCTGACACAGAGCCTATGATATCAATTGATCCATTGCCACCGCTTGCTACTTCTCCTCTGGTGGTTGCTCTTGAATCGGCATTGAATACAACAGCCGTTCCGTATCCTGTAGCGCCGTAGTTAGCCTTGTAAGCAACAACACTTTTTTCAGCACTGGAGTCAAAGGTAGTTGCCGGATAAGCCATAGTAGTTGACTCAAAGATCACAACCCCACCTTGAGTTGCTGTTGTTCCACTAATCGTAAAGGAAGTGTATGCTCCATCATTATTGCTGTCACGGTATACAAAAATACATTTCTGTGCAGCGGAATCGTAATGGCCCGAATAGTCCTGAACCGCATTATCAGATAATGTTAGAGTTGCCCCAAACGAAACATCCGTACCTGATATAGTTGCAACTACAGCATAGCTAGAAGAACTTACTTTCCAAATAACCACAAACTTATTCTGAGAAGCGTCAAAGATTGCAAAAGTTGTTCCAAGGTCAGCAGTAACAAAAGTTGCTTCAGTACCGAAAGATATAGATGTCCCAGATACAGTTCCTACCCTCGCTTTGCCTGCTTCATTATTATATGTAGGAAATTTATATGATAATAATACTTTGTTAGAGTTACTATCAAAAGCAGAGCTAATACCTGATAGATTATATGCTGCAAAAGTAGCTTCTGATCCAAAAGAGATTGATGTGCCAGAGACAGTAGCAACTATAGCTTTCCCTTCTGAGGATGCCTTGTAGGAAATTACAAATTTATTTGCATTGGTATCAAAAACAATATTTATTTCGTCCGTACTTGTTGAAGAAAACACCGCCGCAGACCCGAAACTTATAGAGTTATCACCAGAAGCCACCGCGCCCACGATAGCTGTACCATGACTGGAGTTTCCCTCGTCCTGATAAGCTATGACAATTTTATTTAAGTTGCTGTCGAATGCTACTGCTGTCCTACTTGTAGTCGCTGACTCAAAGACAACAGGAGTGCCAAAAGATATCGAAGTACCAGAAATTGTACCTACTACTGCTGTGCCGTAATTACTATTACCACTGTCTTGATAGGAAAAAACAACTCTGTTTGAGTTAGAGTCAAACGCTGCGCCAAAGTACGCAGTTTCAGCAGATTCAAAGACGGTAGGCGAACCTAAAGCCGCAGCAGATCCTGACTGAAAAGCCACGCCCCTAGACATACCAATGTAGTTCTCTGAGGTGAGGTTTTTCGGATCGATAGCTATAACAACTGCTTCACCGTAACTTGAGTTTGTTTGATCCCTAAAACCTGCTACAACACGCCCTGCGGAAGTGTCTACTGCTGCTTCTGTGTATTGCGTATTACCGTCATTATATTCTACAGCAGAACCAAACGTAACACTTGTTCCAGATATGGTTGA